ATGGGCGGTCGGACCGGATGCAAGCTTCCTTGTGAAGAAGCAGATACTCGGGGCAGCCGGAATGACGGAGTCGGAAGCACTGCAGTATGCACAGAAAAACACAAACGCCAGGGGCTGGGTGATGAAAAGCCTCAGCTCGTTCATCGAAGAGGCAGGGGCAATGCCTGACGGGGACTTACGCTTCGAAGATGTGCCACTTTACATTCTCAAGTGGGAGGGTGCGGACGGTTCGGCGGCAATCCTGATTGACGGATGCCTTGCCGGGGTGAGGCAGAGGCTTGGCAGTAATTTCTACATCCTCCCCTCCTCGAGGCATGAGGTCCTGATTCTCCCGGAAAGCGGGGATACGATGGCGGAACAGCTCCGAGACATGGTAAGGGAGATTAATGCCGGTGAACTGCTTCCGGACGACAAACTTTCAGACAACGTGTACTTTTACGACGGCGTAAAGCTGACAATCGCGGGAAAGGAGGCGGACGCATGAGCAGTTACTACATTGCCTACGGCAGCAACCTGTCCGTAGAACAGATGAACGTAAGATGCCCCGATGCTAAGATCATCGGCACGGCAGAATTAAAAGACTGGAAGCTTGTATTTAAGCTTCATGCAACCATCGAGCCGGAAGAAGGGTGTACCACCCCAATCCTTGTGTGGGAGATTTCGGATGAGGACGAAGCAAGGCTTGACTGTTACGAGGGATTTCCTAAGTACTACATCAAGAAGGAACTTCCAATCACCGTCAATTCCATAGACGGAGGAGATAAGACGAAAATAAACGCAATGGTCTACATCATGACAGACTGCCGAGGCATCCAGCCACCGTCACCGTATTATTACAACGTCATAAGGGAAGGCTATGTGCGATTCGGTTTTGACACGGCCATCCTGGAAAAGGCACTGAAGGAGGCACAGCGATGATGGGATTTCCAAGAAAAGAAGTGGTGGAGGGTATCAGACAGAGATACCCCGTAGGATGCAGGGTGGTTCTTGACCATATGGAAGACCCATACAGAGAGATGCCTGCAGGCACACAGGGAACCGTAAGAACAGTGGATGATTCCGGCACAATTTTTGTATCGTGGGACAATGGTTCCGGTCTTGGGGTGGTCTACGGCGAGGATCGCTGCCACAAGGTAGGAACGGAAGAAGAAATCAAAGAAAGCCTGAACCACTTAGGCAAGAAAATGAAGTACGCCATCTGCCCAAGGTGCGGACAGATGCACTCGCAGGCAAACCGACTGCTCGCCTTATCAAGAAGGGCGGACATCATTATCTGCGAGAGATGTGGAAGCATGGAGGCACTTGAGGATGCAGGATTTTGTGAACGCATGGAGCTAAAGGACTGGGAGGTTGTAAGAGCCGACTGGATACAGTAATAAAACCGGCTGGGAAGGCAAAAACAGAGCTTTCCCGGCTGTGTAATCTACACAATTACCTCTGCATATCTTTGTGTACATTATGGCTCCTAATTAACTTGATAATATGTCCTTTTAGAGCGAATATGTACCTACCGAAAGGGAAAACACATTAAATTTACGGAGGTAACAACCATGAAGAACATTTTTGAAAAGACATACGCACAGGTACAGGAAGCCAAGAGAGTCTTAAACGAAGCAAATGATGAGGCGGGTAAAGAAGCAGCAAGAGCCATTTACAAAGCGGCAACTGAGAATATTGAAAAGCTCGGTGGCACAGCCTGCCGCATTTGGAGAGAATACGAAGCATCCCGAGACTGCGGAAACACATACATGGACATCAACGAGGTGGTTTGGGAAGAGGATGTGGACGGGTTGATCGCCTGCATGAAGGAAAACGGCATCGAACACTTCACCTTCTCATCTGGCTGGTCAAGCGCAGTGGAAACCGCATGGCTTTTCCAGAAAGCCGGATGCAGGCTGGAAGGACTCATCGAAATCAACAGCCGCCACAAGGCTTTCATGAGCGACGAATACGAGAAGGCACACGGTTACCTTTTCGGAATCAACTAAGGAGGTACAAGGAAAGAGCCTGAGTGAATGCAGGCCTTTTCCTCTGTCTGCTGGTTAAGAGGGGTATCAATCTTTTGAAATCCGTTTGATATTTTAGCTAATATAAAGTATAATGATATTAGCTAAAATAAAAAGGAGGCGGTATTATGGCAACTGCAACAGCTACGGCAACTGAGATGCAGAATAATTTCGGTAAATACCTGAATCTTGTGATGAGCGGTCAGGAAGTCATCGTGACGAAGAATGGTCATGAGGTTGGGCGTTTTATCCCAAAGGATGCGGCAGTCTCTTATTTAACGGACTCACTGACCGGGATTCTGAGAGGAGACTATGATTTGAACAAAGAAAAGGCAGAGAGGCTGAAGGAAAAATATGGTTCTGTTGATTGATGCAAATATTGTACTGGATGTTTTGTTGGACCGGAAGCCGTTTGTGAGGGATTCCTCATTGATTTGGAAGCTTTGTGAGACTGATCAGGCCAAGGGATATATTTCGACCTTAACCTTTGCAAATATGATGTATATTATGCGTAAAGAGCTAAGTGCTGAGAAGATTGAAGAAGTATTTCGCAAATTGAAACTGATTTTTGAAATTGCAGACTTTAGCACATCCGTATTGGAAAAAGCAGTAGAGATGAAATGGACGGATTTTGAGGATGCAGTCCAAAGTGCTACAGCAGAACAAATCCATGCTGATTATATTATTACAAGAAATGTCCGTGATTTTACTAAAAGCAAGGTGATGGCTTTTTCACCATCCGAGCTGCTTGCCAGAATTTAAAGAATAAATAGAAATTAATCGTGATAGAGAAGCCAAGATGCCGTGTACACATCCTGGCTTTTCTATTATCTAGGACACAGCAGATAAAGGAAAGAGCCTGATTGAATGCAGACCTTTTCCTCTGTCCGCTGACAGAGCAGAAGATCTTCACTTATCGTGAAGGTCTTTTCTTTTACAAAAAATGAAGGAAGGAGGTGCCGATGTGGCAACCAGAGGTAGAAAACCAACGCCGACAGCCGTTAAAGAATTGGAAGGCAATCCCGGTAAGAGAGCATTAAATCAAAAGGAGCCAAAGCCGGATAAGAAGGCTCCTCCATGTCCGAAGTGGCTGGAGCCGGAGGCAAAAAAGGAATGGCGAAGGCTTGCAAAGCAGATGGAGCAGATTGGCATTCTGACTCAGGTAGATATGGCCGCCTTTGCAGGATACTGTCAGGCATATGCCAGATGGAAGGAAGCAGAGGAGTTCATCACCCAGCACGGCACCATTGTAAAGACACCGAGCGGATACTGGCAACAGGTACCGCAGGTATCCATCGCACAGACATATCTGAAAATCATGAACCGCTTTGCAGAGCAGTTCGGACTGACACCTTCATCCAGAAGCAGAATCATTGCTTCAGACGGAAGACCTGCAGGTGGCATGGATGAGATGGAGGAGCTTTTGGGAGGTGGCAGCTAATGGGAGAGATAAGACCAAAGGACTATCCGAAACTGAAAGATTACAAGCCGACCAGGTTCATGTTACCAACTTCTCATTATGATGAGCAGAAAGCCGACCGGGCGGTACGCTTCATTGAGAACCTCTGCCACACCAAAGGAAAATGGGCGGGAAAACGCTTCTGGCTCTTACCCTGGCAGGAACAGATTGTCAGGGACGTGTTTGGGATTGTGAAAGAGGATGGCAACAGGCAGTTCCGTACCGCTTATGTTGAAATAGGCAAAAAAAATGGAAAAAGTGAGCTTGCCGCCGCAGTTGCTCTTTACCTGCTATTTGCAGACAATGAGCCATCAGCAGAGGTTTACGGTGCTGCTGCAGACAGACAGCAGGCATCCATTGTATTCGATGTGGCAAATCAGATGGTGCAGATGTCACCGGCACTGATGAAGCGGTGCAAGATCATGGCTGCGACCAAGAGAATCGTGAATTATTCTAATGCAGGATTTTACCAGGTCCTGTCAGCAGAAGTTGGCACCAAACACGGTTTGAATGTATCAGGACTTGTCCTTGATGAAGTACATGCCCAGCCTAACCGAAAACTTTACGATGTCCTCACCAAGGGCTCCGGTGATGCCAGAGAACAGCCCTTATACTTTTTGATCACAACGGCAGGTACAGATAAAGAAAGTATCTGCTACGAACTCCATACTAAGGCAAAGGACCTCTTAGAGGGCAGAAAAATCGACCATACCTTTTATCCGGTTGTTTATGGTCTTACCGATGATGACGACTGGACGATAGAGGATAACTGGTATAAAGCAAATCCCTCCCTTGGTCAGACCATTCAGATTGACCGTGTACGGGAAGCCTATGCAGATGCCATTCAGAATCCGGCAGAAGAAAACGTATTTAAACAGCTGCGACTGAACATGTGGGTGGCATCCCTTACAAGGTTTATCCCGGAGCAGATCTATGACCTGGGAAACACACCAATTGACATGGATGACCTTTTGGGGAGGGAGTGCTATGGAGGACTTGACCTTTCAAGCACGGGAGACATTACAGCCTTCGTACTTATGTTTCCACCAAGAACGGAAGAGGAAAAATACATCCTGCTTCCGTTCTTTTGGATACCGGAGGATACGATTCCACTTCGAGTCCGAAGGGCGTCGGTTCCCTACGATGTGTGGCATCAGCAGGGGTTTTTAAATGCCACAGAAGGAAACGTCATCCATTATGACTTCATTGAAAAATTCATTGAAGACCTGGGTAAGAAGTATCACATCTTAGAGATAGCCTTTGACCGTTGGGGAGCGACCCAGATGGTGCAGGATTTGGAGGGCATGGGCTTTACCGTTGTGCCATTCGGACAGGGCTTTAAGGATATGTCCCCACCGACGAAGGAGTTTTACAAGCTCTTAATGGAAGGGAAAATCCAGCACGGCGGGAATCCTGTCATGAGATGGATGGCAGGAAACGTGGTCGTAGACAGAGACCCTGCGGAGAACATCAAGCCGACCAAGGCAAAGAGCCCGGAGAAGATTGACGGTATCGTAGCAGCCATTATGGCACTTGACCGCTGTATCCGAAATGCCGGACAACAGCAGGGCAGTGTGTATGACGAGAGAGATTTACTCTTTATATGATTGTGCAGAAAATTTGAAAGATTACGGGATTTATCTTGAAAACGTGGTCAAATTAGGGTATAATATGACCACCAAGAAAAGGAGGACTTCATGATGAAGGCTGGAATTTCAATCAGACCATCGAAAGATCTTAGAAATAATTATGCTCAGATTTCGCAGCTGTCCAGAGAGCATCCCGTAGCAATCACCGTCAATGGAAAAGAAGATACTGTCGTGATGTGTCATGATGATTTTATCAACAGAGAAAATCTGGTATCTGAACTTGAGGCCAGACTTATGGTCTATGATCACCTCGCTCAGGCTGCCGATGATGTGAAGCTTGGCAGAGTCCAGGGACTGGATGAAGCTTTTGACGATATATTAATGGAGCTGGAGCAGGTGTAGGAATGGATTATAAAGTAGAGCTTACCGATACGGCAAAGCAGGATTTGCGAGAAATTGCCCTGTACATTGCAGAGGAATCCAAAGAGTTGGAAATTGCGAAACGCTTTGTAAATGAACTTCGTGAAGAAACGAGAAGGCTAGCGTTATTTCCGAATGCAGGGGCATTACCAAAAGACAGGATTTTAAAATCCCTGGGGTATCGTTATCTTGTGCATAAGGAGTATCTGATATTTTACCTTGTGGATGAAGCACAAAAGAAGGTCTTTGTAATGGCAATCTTTAATGGAAAAAAAGACTATATGAGAGCGATGAAAAAATTCATCTAAAGGATATTTAAATTATTTCAATTGCATTTGAAAGCATCTTAGAGAAATCTAGGGTGCTTTTTTTATACGCAAAAGGAGGAAGAAACATGTCCGTTTTATCAGGATTATTTAAAACAAGAGATGCACCGAAGAACCGAACCACGGGAAGCTCCTATGCCTTTTTCATGGGTGGCAGTACTTCCGGCAAGGCAGTCAATGAACGTTCTGCCATGCAGATGACGGCAGTCTATGCGTGTGTGAGGATTTTATCCGAGGCGATAGCAGGGCTTCCGCTTCACCTTTACCGCTATAAGGACGGTGGAGGAAAGGAAAAGGCAATCGACCACAGTCTCTACCGGCTGTTACACGATGAGCCAAATCCGGAAATGACAAGCTTCATCTTCCGTGAAACGTTAATGACGCATCTGTTATTGTGGGGAAATGCCTACGCACAGATCATACGAAATGGAAAAGGCGAGGTGGTTGCACTGTATCCGCTGATGCCTGACCGAATGAGCGTGGAACGTGACCAAAGCGGAAGGATCTATTACCAATATACAACAAGAAGCGAGGATGCACCTACGATGAAGGGAAGTACGGTGAACCTGTCCCCATCCGAGGTGCTGCATGTTCCGGGACTCGGCTTTGACGGACTGGTTGGATACAGTCCTATTGCAATGGCAAAAAATGCGATAGGTATGGCGATTGCCTGTGAGGAATACGGAGCGAAGTTTTTTGCAAACGGTGCGGCACCAAGTGGCGTGCTGGAGCATCCGGGAACCATTAAAGATCCGTCTAGGGTAAGGGATGCCTGGAACTCCCAGTTTGCAGGAAGCAGTAACGCCCACCGTGTGGCTGTCTTGGAAGAAGGAATGAAGTACACGCCGATTTCCATCTCACCGGAACAGGCACAGTTTTTGGAGACCAGGAAATTTCAGATTGATGAAATAGCCCGTATCTTTCGAGTTCCACCCCACATGGTCGGAGATCTGGAAAAATCGAGCTTTTCAAATATTGAGCAACAGTCCTTAGAATTTGTCAAGTACACGCTAGACCCCTGGGTGGTGCGCTGGGAACAGGCGCTTGCAAGGGCCCTGCTTTTAGAAGAGGAAAAGGACGTGTACTTTTTCAAGTTCAACGTGGACGGACTGCTCAGAGGGGATTACGCAAGCCGTATGCAAGGCTATGCGACGGCAAGACAGAACGGATGGATGTCCGCAAACGATATCAGGGAACTGGAAAACTTAGACCTCATTTCGGATGAGGAAGGAGGTTCGCTTTATCTCGTTAACGGAAACATGGTCCCACTTGCTGATGCAGGTGCAGCCTACGCATCAACAGATAATTCCCAAGAGGAAGAAACAAAAGACCAGGAGGTCTTAGAAGAGGAGGATTCAGATGAAGAGGAAGAAGTTCTGGGAATGGAAAAATCTGGCAGACGAAGAACCAGAAACAGATAAAGAGACGGAAGAAAGAATTCTTGAGCTTTACGGAACCATTGCGGAGGAGTCCTGGTTTGATGATGATGTCACACCGGGAATGTTTAAGGAGGAGCTGTATGCCGGAAACGGTCCCGTTACGGTGTGGCTAAATTCACCGGGAGGTGACTGTATCGCAGCCAGCCAGATCTATTCCATGCTCATGGATTATAAAGGGGATGTCACGGTAAAGATTGACGGGATTGCGGCAAGTGCGGCGTCGGTTATCGCCATGGCGGGAACGAGTGTGCTTATGGCACCGACCGCCCTTATGATGATCCATAACCCGATGACCATGGCATGTGGAAACCAGGATGACATGCAAAAGGCCATCGAGATGCTTGATGAGGTAAAGGAAAGCATTATCAATGCATACGAGATCAAGACCGGCATGGCAAGGTCAAAGCTGTCACGCCTTATGGATGCAGAAACCTGGATGAACGCAAATAAAGCCATTGAACTTGGCTTTGCGGATGACTTCTTAAAGGATGCAAAGAAATATGTGCCAAGTGAGGATGCTTTTTCATTCTCCGGTAAAGAAGCACAGGTGAGGCTTTTTAATAAGCTGAGCATCCATTTTAAGCCGACTGCAGAGGAAACCAATCCTACAGAGGAGACAACCACTCTGGAGACAACACCTGCAGATAATACGAATGCACCGGAGGAAACCCCGATTGCAGATACACCGGCAGAAGAAACTGCCAATGATACCCCTGCAAAGGATGCAGGTACACCAATTGACGAGCTGCAAAAAAGGCTCAATCTTTTAAAATAATGGAGGTAGACGTCTATGAAAATCAATGAATTACGCGCAAACCGCGCAAAGACCATGAAGGCTGCACAGGACTTTTTGGATTCCCACCGCAGCGAAAAGGGTATCCTCTCTGCTGAGGATACCAAGACCTACGAGGAAATGGAAAAGGAGATCGTGGATCTCGGCCATGAAATCGACCGTCAGGCAAGAATGGAGGAGATGGAGCGTGAGATGAGCGCACCGGTGAACACACCGCTTATTGCAAAGCCTGACAATAAGAATATCGATAAAAAGACAGGACGTGCATCCGATGAGTACCAGAAGAACTTCTGGAACGTGATGCGTTCAAAGCGCCCGGATATGAGCGTTGTCAATGCCTTAGAAATCGGTACGGATTCAGAAGGCGGTTACCTTGTCCCTGACGAGTTTGAGCGTACCCTTGTGGATGCACTTCACGAGAACAACATCTTCCGTACCCTTGCCCATGTAATCCAGACTACTTCCGGCGACCGCAAGATCCCAGTTGTGGCATCCCACGGCTCTGCATCCTGGGTGGATGAGGAAGGCGCATATCAGGAAGCGGATGACTCCTTCACACAGGTTACCATCGGGGCATTTAAGCTTGGCACCATGATCAAGGTTTCCGAGGAACTTTTAAATGACAGTGCCTTTGACATTGAAAGCTATATCTCAGCTGAGTTTGCACGCCGTATCGGTAATGCAGAGGAAGAGGCATTCATCACCGGTGATGGAGAAGGAAAGCCGGTCGGCATCCTTGCGGATAAAAAGTCTGATAAGGACGTGGGTGCAGAAGTCGGTGTGACCGCTGCAAGTGCAACTGCCATCACGGCGGATGAGCTCATTGATCTGTATCATTCCCTTGCGGTTCCATACCGTGGCAAGGCCGTATGGCTTATGAACGATTCCACTATCCAGCACATCCGTAAGTTAAAGGATGAGAACGGACAGTATTTGTGGCAGCCGGGACTTGTTGCAGGTGCACCGGATACCATCCTTGGCCGTCCGGTTAAGGTTTCCCGTTATATGCCTGCCATTGAAGCCGGTAAGAAGACCGTTGCTTTCGGCGACTTTAACTACTACTGGATCGCAGACCGTCAGGGCCGTTCCTTCCGTCGTCTGGATGAGCTCTTTGCAACTACCGGACAGGTCGGCTTCCGTGGCAGTGAACGTGTGGATGGCAAGCTCGTGCTTACCGAAGCCATCAAGGTATTACAGCAGGCAGCTGCACAGGGCTGATCCTCCTGACTGTTAAATAAAGATAAATCCGGGACTGTGTAAAAAGCAGTCCTGGTAATCTTTACAAGGAGGTAGAAGAAATGCTGATAACACTTGATGAAGCAAAAGAATACCTGCGGGTGGATTCCTCCTCGGAGGATACGTTAATTGAAAGCCTTTTAGAATCTGCCGAAAGCATCTGCTTTGATGTGGCAAGGCTTAGTGACGGGGAAACACCGGATAATGAGCCCATGATGCGGGCGGCCATTTTTTATGCCCTTGCCTATCTGTATGAGCACAGGGAAGAGGCAGACCACCACGGGCTTTTGATGAGCCTCCGTGCAATCTTATTTTCCATAAGGGAAAGCAGATTTTAAGGAGGCCGTTATGAAGATTTCAAAGATGAATGAGCGCATCACCATTCAGGAGAATGTAACCGTTGTGGATGAGTATAAAAACCATTTGAATGAATGGACGGATGTATATTCCTGTGCAGCCTACGCCGGCACCTATGCGGCGAGTGAAGCCGGGGACGAGGTCATAAGTGAGGAGAGAAATATCACCTTCAGCATCCGCTATTGCCCGGAAACTAAGAATATCTCCTCGACCGGACACAGAGTCCTGTTCCATGACACGGTCTATAACATCCTCTCTGTGGACATGATGAATTATGACAGGCAGGAGGTAAAGCTTACCTGCAGGAAGGAGAAGCGATGAGCAACAAGGTATCGGTCAGTGAACTTGCCTCTGCCATTGAGGAAGAACTTAACAACTATAAGGACCTTGCCGCCGGCACCTTAAAAAAAGCGGTAAAAAATGCAGGCACCACGGCAAAGCAGGACATCAACAGCTCGGCACCCGTGCGTACCGGAAAATACGCAAAGTCCTGGAGGAGCAAGGTGACAAAGGAAGATTCGGCAAGCATCGAGGTGACGGTATATTCTCCGAGCAGATACATGCTGGCACATCTTCTGGAAAACGGGCATGCACTAAGAAACGGCGGCAGGGTCAGGGCAATCCC